AGGCGACTTTCTTTGCTCGATGCTGACGCAAGAGGTCGTACAGGCACGCATCCTTGGGTTGAGTGAACGACGCATCCTTCCCTCGACGGCGCTCGTGCTTGCGAGCGGTAACAATCTTGTCTTTGCTGGTGATACATCGCGCCGCGCCGTCATCTGTCGTCTCGATGCACAGGTTGAACGTCCAGATACACGTACGTTCGACTTTGATTGTCATGCAGAGGTTCTCGCAGAACGTCCGCAGCTTGTTGTCGACGCACTAACGATCTTACTTGCATATCATCTTGCTGGGCGTCCGTGTTCATTGCAACCGATGGGGTCTTTCGCAGACTATGAGTGGATACGCGGTGCCCTAGTATGGCTTGAGTGCGCAGACCCTGCTGAGACGAGACTATCCATCCTTGCAAATGACCCTCGTAAGGATGAACTCATTCTCATCATGGAGATGTGGGAGCAAGCATTTGGTAGCATGGCGATCGATGTTGCAGAGATTGAACGTCGTGCACTGCAGCATGGACAAACGCCTGACGCCGTCACGCTACTACGTAATAAGTTAGTTGAGGTTTGTTGTCGCAGCGGATGGAGCGGAAAGAGTGTTGGTTGGTGGCTACGCCGCAACAAGGATCGTATCGTCGGAGGTCGCTCGTTTCGTTGTTATGCTGAAGGTAGGACGAATACATGGGCGTTGGCTGGCGCCGAAGAGAGATCTTCCGAAGCTCAGGACTACCAGCTCATCGATGATATGTAGCAGATTCTAAAATGTTCTTTCTTAGCTTTGTTGTATTTCTTTTGACCCGGAACCGGTGGGATAGGATCTAGAAAGGCGTAGGTATGGCGAAGATCCGTTAGAAAAAAAGTCTTACGCGGTTAGATTGACTATGGAAAAATACAAGAAAGAGCAGAAAGAACATTTTAGGATTTGCTAGTAGAAAGATATCTTTTCTTTTTAGGCGAATTTAATAGACAGCCGGGCAGAACTGTAGTAAGTCTAGACCGTCTTGGCCTCAGAAGACGACTCAGTTTCGGAAACCGCTCCAAAATTAGTGCGTAATGGCTATTTTGGCAATGGCCGCCCGGGGCCTGGACGCCCGAAGGGCGTCATTCCTAAGGTGACGCTCGAAGTGCGAGCTGCGGCGCGTGCTCTTCTTGATGATCCCGTCTACAAAGATTCACTACGCGCGAGACTGAATGCTGGCACTGCGCCGCATATGGAAACACTCCTGTGGCATTATGCCTTCGGCAAGCCAAAAGAAACCGTTGAGATCGAAGGTACCGTAACGCTCGAAAAGATTGTCCGCGAAGTGGTTCGCGCTCCTGAATCTCACGACATAATCGATGCCGTCCACTGATGGCGTCCTTCGCATCCCTACCCCTGCGGTCTTCGTGCCACTGCTCGAACCGAGCCGTTATAAGGGCATTCACGGCGGCCGCGGCGGCGCGAAGTCTCACTTCTTTGCCGATCAGATCATCGAGCGCTGCTTTCTTCGCAAGCCGTGTCGTGCCGTCTGCGTGCGCGAAGTGCAACGCACGTTGGCGCAGTCTGTCAAGCGGCTACTCGAGGACAAGATTCGAGCATACGGGCTTGAACGTGAGTTCCGCGTGCTGACGTCACACATCGAAGCGCCGCACGGCGGCATCATCATTTTCAACGGCATGCAAGATCACACGGCAGAGTCAATCAAGTCTCTTGAAGGGTTCGACGTGGCGTGGGTCGAAGAAGCACAGTCATTGAGTCAGAGGTCGCTCGACCTCCTGCGGCCTACGATCCGCGAAGAAGACTCCGAACTGTGGTTCTCCTGGAACCCACGCCACGCGACTGACCCCGTCGATAGACTGCTGCGCAGTGATCCGCCGCCTGACTCTATCGTCATCGAGACGTCATATAAAGATAATCCATTCTTCCCCGACGTACTCCGCAAGGAGATGGAGTGGGACCGCAGTCGCGACGTCGAGAAGTATCAACACATCTGGCTTGGTGGCTATGAGCGGCACAGCGAGGCGCGCGTCTTTAAGAATTGGGTGATCGATGAGTTCGAATCTCCTGCTGATGCTACTTACTACTATGGTGCTGACTGGGGTTTTTCAGTTGATCCGAGCACGATGGTACGGTGTCGACTTGACGGGCGCAAGTTATTCGTCGACTACGAGGCGTATCGGATAGGCGTCGAGATCGATCATCTCGGTAGTCTCTTTGACATGGTACCCGGTGCGCGAGACTGGCCAGTCAGGGCAGACTCTGCCCGTCCTGAGACGATCTCCTATCTCCAGCGCAACGGCTTCCCCAGGATAAAGCCCGCGACCAAGGGGCCGAATTCTGTCAAAGAAGGCGTCATCTTCCTCCAGGGTTATGACATCGTGGTGCACCCTCGTTGTGTGCACACGATCGATGAATTAACGATGTACTCGTATGTCGTCGACAAGATGTCGGGTCTTGTCACGCCAGTCCTCGCCGACAAAAAGAATCACATCATAGACCCGCTGCGTTATGCGACTGAAGAACTCCGCGTGCCGAACATAGGTCTCACATGGTAGCCCCCGCCGGCGACTTCCGCTTCGAGTCGAAGCCGAACAGCAACGGCCACGCTGAGCCCGAACCACGCACAGCCGAAGTCGTACAGAGCATGCTCCGCACGCTCGACGTCTTGCTCGACCGTCAAGCGTTCATGAAGCAGGCGGGGTTTCAGTTCGACAGCAAACGCGATCTGTACGCGATCTTCGGTTACGACCGCATCATTACTGGCCGTCAGTTCCGCGACGAGTATGCACGTGGCGGGTTAGCAAAGGTCATCATCGACACGTACCCAGAGGCGACATGGCGTGGCGGCGTCGAGGTCTACGAGGATGAAGATACGAAGACGAACACCGCCTTCGAAAAGGCGTTTGATGAGATCAATAAAAAGCATCGTATCTTCTTCAAGTGTCAAGCCGCAGATATACTCGCGCAGCTGAGTACCTATTCGGTCATGCTCATCGGTGTACCAGGAGACTTGAGCGAAGAGATGCCGCGCGGCAATCCCACGCAAATGCTTTACTTGCAGCCGTTCTGGGGCGGCGGCGGGCCAGGTGACCAGAGTCGCGGCACGAACATGGGTGTCCAGTCGATGGACACCGACGTCACCATCGAGACGTTCGACATTGATCCCACCTCTGAGCGCTTCGGCGAGCCACTGACCTACCGCATCCGACGCACCGACATCTCGTCACCATTACTTGCGCGCTCAGTCCACTGGTCGCGCATCATTCATATCCCTGCGAAAGGCGCACTTGACAGTAACGTCTATGGCCCTCCTGGACTTGAGTGCGTGTGGAATCTACTCTTCGACTTAGAGAAGATCACTGGCGGGACGGCTGAGTCCTTCTTCCAGCGCGCCAAGCAAGTGCTGCATGCGAACATCGACAAAGATGTAATATTCACCGATCCGCAGATGGCGGCGATGAAGTCGAAGTTCGAGGAGTACCAGAACAATATTACGACATTCATTCCGACTCGTGGCGTGGACGTGAAGTTCCTTGAATCGTCGAGTGCGAAGTCTGCTGCTGAAGCCGATGTGATCTTGACGCAGATCGCGGGCACGACAAAGATCCCGAAGCGCATCTTGACCGGCTCTGAGATGGGCGAACTCGCGAGCACGCAAGACGCGGCGAACTTCGACAGCCGCGTGAAAGATCGCCGCACAGGCTATGCTGAGCCTGTCATCATGCGCCCGCTTGTTGATCGACTTATTCAGTACGGCTATCTTCCGACCCCAGCGCAGTACGAAGTGGGCTGGCCTGTCGAAGAGACGATGGACGAGAAGGGCAAGTCGGACTTCGCGATGACGTTGGCGAACGTCAACAAGACCTTCGACGGCGTTGTGTTTACTGAAGACGAGATCCGTGACATGGCGTTCGACAAAGAGCCGCTGCCGACCGTCGATACCAACCAACTGCTCTCTGAAAGCCAGAAGGCGGAGATCGCCGTCAAGCTTTCGATGGTCAACAAGCAGATGGGCATCACGGTCTTCACCGACGACGAGATCCGCGACATCACCTATGGCTTCTCGCCGCTGAGTGATGACGAGAAGGTGCCGATTGGCGCGCCAGAGCGCATCTCAGTCACCGCACCGCCGCCGATTGGTGAGGATGGGAAGCCGATCCCGCAAGATACGCTCGGTCAGCCTATCGCGCCAGCAAAGCCCGTCGCTGTCAAGCCAAAAGTCCCACCTGCACTGAAAGCCGCCGCTGACGCGGGCATGCTCAGCGTGCTCGAAGCGGCCATCGTCGCGAAGGACCGCACGACGATTGACCGCATCCTCTTCGGGGCGATGGCGATTACGCCTGAGTCGGCCGTCTCGATGCTCTCCGACAAGCAAGGCGCCGAGGCGCTGGTCTTGGCGAAGCAGTTCGTCGTCGTGCTTGGCGATACGCTGGCGCAGTACGACGTCGAGCGACTGTTCATCGAGTTCGAGGATTACGTCCAGCGGCATGGGACGGGGTTCGATGGGCATCGCGATGCTTAGTCTTCCGTTGCCCTCATCGCACGGCGCCCGACTGCTGCTGCAGGCGTGGCAGAACGTGCGGTTAGCTGCGCATCCCCGCGAAACCGCCATCCACAAGGTTGCGGACGCGCACATCGCTCCGATCCAACAAGTCGTCAGCGCGGCGTTCGCTAAGGGTCGTGCCGCTGGGAAGGCCGGCGCGCCTGAGGTTATCCGCGCGGCGCTGACAAAGAGCCTGCCTCCCGTGCTGCTGGCTGCGCTGAGCGACGCGGGGAATGCGGCACTCGGGATGCTGCCACGACACCTCGAGATGCGCACCGCGAAAGACAAGGCCGATAAGGTTCCACCTGTCAAGCTCAAGATGTCCTTCGACGCCAGCAACCCCGACGCTGCCAAGTGGGCGCGCGAGCATGGCGCTGAGCTGGCAAAGGATATCAGTGACACGACACGCGACCGCATTCGAGATGCAGTCGCTCGTGAGCACGAGACAGGCGAGAGCGCCGAGGATGCGCTCGACTCGATCTTCGACGATGCACGTGCCGAGATGATTGCACGCACTGAGTCAATGGATGCGGCGAATGAGGGACTCGCCCAAGGCTGGGATCAAGCGGTCGAGG